TTCCAAATTAAATAAGATGATAGTTCCATCTAAGAACCTCCTAGTTATCCTATAGTTTTTTGTACAGATACTGGTGTAATTTTTTTAGCTATAATAGCATCTAAATTAGCTTTTAATTCTGTAACTTTATTAGCTGTTAAAGATGCTTCGACCCAACCCTGCACTGTTGCAGCATCAAGACTAGCAAAAGCTTTAAAGCTTGATAAGTCTGAAATATCTAAAGTTTGAGAGCCATAACTTTCTGCAGTTTGTGGATTACCATTTGCATCGTCATTAGCATCGTCAGTTGCTGTTAATCTCCAATGCACATTATAAACTACATCAGACTTAGAGTCTTTAGTAGGATAAGTGTCCACAGTTTTTACATTCCATGCATATGATATTGCCATTTTATTTACCTCTTAAGTTATTTAATTTCGTTAGTGTCAGGATTCCAAGTTTTACCTATTAGTGCATTACTAGCTACCCAAGCATTTATTTCAGTTTGTGCTGCTGTTTGTGCCGCTGTACAAATCTCAGCATTAGTATTACTACCTGTTGTAACTGATTTAGTTATTACAAGTATTTTATTGTTTGTAGTGTCTGTTACTTTAAAAGTAACCATTGTTTTAGACGAATTCACTGAATCCGTTTCAAACATATTTATTTCATAATTTGTTGCCATGTTATTTTCCTTTATTTAATTGTTAAACTCCTTGAAAGTGTAGATATGTTATAGACATTGGACTAGTAGCACCTATTTTATTTTGTACGATAAAGTTAGCACTAGACATATACACATTAATTTTATTATCAGTATTTACTGAAGTAGTAAATGCAGCTTCTGGGTCAGATATTTTTGTTATAGCACCATCTTGAGCATGAAATATTGCTGAAGGATAAGTATTACCACCAACATTTTTTGTTGATGTAACACAAATCAAAGCACTAGGGTTTACACCACCACAGTTCAAAACTCCATCATCTGCAATAGACACATTTCCATTATTAAAAAATACATTTTGTATTCCTGCAGTATCCCCACCACTAAACTTAGCACCTAAATTATCTAAACTGAACATCTCTCTATATTTAGAGCCTTCTGTTCTGTGTGAGAAAGCAAATTTACCTGCGTTATTTGCAGTTCTTATATAATTTATAAAACCTTGTGATACAGCTCCTGCAGCAACATGAAATCCTAAAGAAACATGATTGTTTACACCACTATCATCTGAGCCATTTGTATTTGTTAATGTCAAAGTTTCCACAGGTTCAAAAGAAGCAGCTGCTGCTACTGATGAAACATAAGCTGTAGAAGAAGAACTTGATACATTTAATAATGCACTTGGAGCCGTAGTTCCAATTCCAACTTTACCATCTGACATAATGCGAACTTTAGCTGAATCATTAGTAGAAAAACCTATATAACCTGCATCTACATTGTACATCGTAAGGTTATCACCACTTTTTTCTATAAAGGCAGAAAGAGTATCTGCTGAATGAAATCCTATATATTTTGAACCTGTTCCAGATGCTGATAAATGAACATTTCCTCTAACTTCTAAAGCACCTAATGGGTCAGTGACTCCAATTCCAACCTTATTATTAAATAGTGCTGTACCAGCATCAGACATATCAAGGGTAAGAGCAGTTATTGTGCTTCCGCCATCGTTACCTTTAAATAAAATATCTTTGTTAGATGTGTCAGTGTAAATATTTAGATCACCATTATCTGATTGGAATCTACCAAATTCTGTGCCATTGTCTTTAAAGAAAACATCCCCACCATCAACATCAACAATAAAATCTGAAGCAATATCTAAAGTAAGACTGCCTGAACTAACATCTATTTCTTGACCATCAATTGTTATGTTATCTACAGAAATACCAGCATCAACTGTTAAAGTTGAAGGTGCTACTAATGCACCACTCAATTTAGCAGAAGTAACTGTTGAATCAGCTAAAGTAGTTGATAAAGCAACATTACCAGTGCCATCAAAAGAAACTGCACCAGCAGTAACATTGCCAGTTAAACTAAAGTTTCTAGCAGTAGCTAAAGCTGTTGATGTGGCTGCTAATCCTACTGCTATATTTGCAGTACCATCAAAGCTAGTACCACCAATTGTTCTAGCAGTTTCTAAAGCTGTAGCGGTTGCAGCATTTCCAGTTGTATCTTGGTTTAAAGTACCAACGACAAAATCTAGCGTACCATCGCCATCTTGATAAGTAACAGTAATACCAGTTTCAGTATTACCAGTGACCATGCCACCAACTATGTCTTGTACTCTTTCAGCATTAACTGTGACATCACCAGAACTAACTGTGAAATCTGTACCATCAAAAGATGCAATACCTTTGTTTGTTTCTGTCGCATCTTCTGCTGAAACTGTGATAGTGGCATTTTCTGAACCACCACCACTAACATTAATACCTTCACCAGCAGTTAGATCAGCTACAAAGTTACCTGTAGTATCAGTAGCTAATGCAACTGAATTAGGTTGTATAGCTGTAGAAATAGATATACCAGCAGAACCATCAAAATTAGCAGTTCCAACTACATCACCACTCAAAGCAATTGCTCTTGCTGTTGATAAAGTATTAGCACTACCAGTTACATTACCAGTTACATTACCTTCTAAATTAGAAACTAAAGTGCCAACAGCATAACCAGTGCCAGATGTATTAACTGTCGTGGTTGGTTCTGCTTGTAAATCTTTAAATAATTTAAACTTACCTGAATCGTTAGCATCTCTAAATAAACCTGCATATAAATCTTGTGAACCTGAAGTATCGTATAAACCATAAAAACCTATATCAACAGAATCAGCACCAGAATTACTATTGGCTAATTTTATTAAAGGATCTTCAACAGATAGTGTCGCAGTGTTGACAGTTGTTGTAGTGCCATTGACAGTTAAATTACCAGCTATCGTGACATCATCAGGTAAACCGACAGTCACACCTGCTGTTTCACTGCCAGAACCAGATACTTCTATTTCGTTCGTTGTTCCTGCAATTGTTGCTACATAATTTCCACTTGATTGTGTGCCTAAAACAACTGCATTGTTTGCTAGTTGATCAGTAGTAATTGCATCATCAGCAATATCTAAAGTTATCGCTGCACTTTCTGCACCACTATTAGCAACTGTTATTTTTGAATTACCAGCATCAGCTATAGTTGCTACATAATTACCAGTTGTGTCTGTGCCTAAAGCTATACTGTTAGCTTGTATCGTTGTAGATATGGTAATTCCAGCAGTGCCATCAAAGTTTGCTGTACCGACTACATCGCCTGATAAAGCAATAGCTCTAGCAGTAGCTAATTTAGTTGCAGTTGCAGCATTACCAACTAATGCAGATGTAACTTGATTAAACTGCACATTGTCACCAGTGCCGACTGCTTGACCAATAGCAAAAGTAACGCCATTCCCTGATGCAGTAGAACTAACACCAGTACCACCTAATAATGATAAGGTTTCTGAATCTAAGTCTATGGCTATGGTATTTGAACCATCTGTAATGTCTAAATCTTGAACAGTAACTTGAGCATCAACATAAGTCTTAATAGCTTTTGCTGAAGCAAGAGTATCATCTGAACCTGATACGCTTGATAGATCGGTATCTAAGACACCTGATTTAAAATTGTCTACTTCAAAATTAGTTAGAGTATTGTTATCAAGATCAATACTTTTATTGGTTAAAGTTTGTGAACCAACTAATGTTGCAACTGTAGAATCTATTGCAAAAGTAAAACCATTACCAGAAGCTGTTGAAGTAAGACCTGTGCCACCTAATAAAGATAATGTTTCTGAATCAAGATCAATGCTAATGCTTGTTGTGCCATCGGTAGCATCTAAATCTTGTGCAGTTACTTGTGCATCAACATAAGTTTTAATAGCTTTAGCAGATGCTAATGTATTGTCACTGCCAGATACTGAACTTAAATCAGTATCTAAAACACCTGATTTTAAATTATCAACTTCAACATTACTAAGTGTGTTGTTGTCTATATCTAAAGTTTTGTTTGTTAAAGTTTGACTGCCGACTAAAGTAGCTACAGTAGCATCAATTGCAAAAGTAACATTGTTACCTGATGCACTAGATGTTAAACCTGTGCCACCCAACAATCCTAAAGATTCTGAATCTAAATCAATAGATATTGAACTACTGCCATCTGAAATGTCTAGGTCTTGTGCAGTCACTTGCGAATCTACATAAGCTTTGATGGATTGTTGAGTAGCTAATGCTGTTGCAGAATCAGAATTAAGATTGTCCTCATCTAAAATTGTTGTAACTGTTGAACCTGAACTAAAACTAAAAGAAGAAATGCCATTAACAGTACCACCATTGATATCAACTGTATTATCTGCTGTGACAGATATAGGTAAAGTAATCCATGCGTTATCAGCACTATTTCTAATTTTTAAAAGATTGTTTGTGGTGTCTACCCACCATTCGTAAGCAAAAGTGGTAGCTGGTTGTGAATTACCACTGTTGTTTGTTGCAATTGCACCTAAAGCATTATTTAAGTCTGCTCTAAAATCTGCACCTGTTTGATTGGCTAAATTATAATCGTGTTGGCTCATAATAAATTCCTATTATATAATTTTTATCGTTTTATCTCATTAACTATTCTGGTTTGGTTGGAAAAATAACTTCTTCTATAGATTCAATATCTGTGTATGCAGTTGGTAAATCTCTTAATGTTTGTCGGTAAGTTTGCCATTCTATTTTCTTTGCATCTGTCAAAGGGTTATCAATTACTTGTGTCCAGTCTGAACCTTGCAATAAATAATTTCTTTGTGCAGTTAAATCTATTTGTGCTTGTTTTTTATTTTGTTCACTAATAACAGCAGCTTCTTTTGCTACTGGCTCACCATCAACAATAATATAATTATCTGTTGAATAACTACCTTCAACATAACCTTCACCAGCTTTAACATTTTTATAAATATCATCGCCCATTTCAGAAACATTTCTAAGAATGATGCCAGTTTTTGAGTTATATATTGTTATTGTTTTAAACATAATTATCTCTGAAATTGTTCTACCGACATAAAGAGTTGATAATAACCGACATCTAAAGATTGATTTTTAACTTGCACATTATAAGTAGTGTTACCAGTTCCTGTGTCAGTATCTTGTAAAACAATAGTATCTGATTTTCTTAAATTTAATGGTATTCCTATGTGCCATTCTTGGTTAGAAAAGTCAGTTGTTCCTCTTAATATTCTTACTAAATAAACCCCACTACCACTAGTAATAGAATCAAATTGCCCTGTAAAAGTAATTAAAGTTGTTAAGCCTTTTCTTGGTATTGTTGCACTAATTATGGTGCTATAACTACTGCTAAAAGTATTTCTACTTGATGAACCACCTGTAACATACACTGGCACTGTGACTGCTTGACCTGCTATTTGTAAAGTATCTACTTGAGCATTACCGATCTTAGCTGTCGTAATATTTGCATCAGCAATTTTAACTGTGGTAATTGCTGAATCTTGAACATCAACAGTTTTAGTAGGTGGATTAGCAACGGAAAAAGTAAGACTGGTTGTTGGTGACTCAACATCTAAAGCATTTAAAGCTGAAACTGTAGCTACATAATTAGAAGCTACAGGTAAAAAACTTAAATCAACATTATTAACTGCAACTGTTTTATTCACAACTTGCACACCAGAACTATTTACAACATTTACTTTGTATTGATCGTCAGGGTAGTCTGTTGGTTGTGTCCAAGCTATAAAAGGTCTGCCAGTTGCAGATGAATTAGTATCAGTGAAAGCTAAATTAGCTGGTGATTTTATTGCATAAGCAGTAGGTAGATCAACTACTGGTGCTACAGTTTCTGCACTTGGCACTTCCCATGTATAAAAATTAACATATTCAATCATGTTGACCTGTAACAACCCACTTGATTGCAATACTAATGATTCAACAACAAATACTTTAGAACTAAATCCTAAAGCTGTATAAGTTAGATCAACAATATCACCAACATTTAATTTATACATTTCTGGCGTACCTAAGAAAGATACTTGAGTTTGATTTCTACTCCTAACTAATATAGCGTGACCCATGTTATAAGCAACATAAGGGTCAGTTACAAAAGGAAATTCTACTTTTAATTCTAGTATTTCATCACCATCATTAGAAAAATAATTTGGACTAGCATCAAGTAAAACTATTGCTGTATCTTGTTCAAATTTCTTTTGACCATTAAAAAATTCAACAATAACTTTATTTGCTTTTGTATCTTTAGAACCATAATCAACAGATATTCCTGCATCACTAATTATATGATCTTCAGTAATACTAAAGGTTGATGAACCTGTATCTTCAATTTTTAATTCATACTTGCCATCGATATAAGTAAAAATACCACGCATATTAGCTAATAAATCTTGAGCATTTTCCATAACCTTTTTATTACAATCAATAACACCATTGCATTGAAACTTCCTAGATGTAGCTATAGCATTAGGAATATCACCATCAACATCATATACTTGATTTAAAGGAAACTCACCTTCAAAATCAATAGTATATAAAGGAGTGCCATCGTAAATATTAACTGTTCTCATATCAGTGATGATTCTGTTATTAACAATTACATTGCCACTATCGTCTTTTAATTCTATTCTTTGTCCAACTTTGAATTTACTCCAGTTAGTAAAATCAGTTGTAGTCATAAAATTAAAACTACCGACACCTTGCCACGCCATTGATACAGCACCACCACTAAAATCAGGTGCAGTTTCATTTGTATCAGCTAAATTAGCTGCTGTGCTAAAAGTAGACATATTTATTTGCGAACTGGTCAAACCCTTACCATATTCATTATTAGTGATGTAATCTAAGAAACACAAAGCAGGATTGTTTGACCATTTATAAGTTGAGATCGTGCCAAAAGTTTGATTGCTATCTCTTGGGTCAAAAACTTTTTTACCTTGCACACTGACTGTAAGTTGTGGCACACCTGACCACATACCACCTTCGTCATAATGATAATGAGCTGCTATATAAGCAATACCATTTAATTTATGTGCCGAACTCCATTTGCTAGAAGCTAAAGATGCAAGAAACATTGGGTCTGCTGCTTGAGTGGTTGCACCATGATGTAAATTAAAAGTATAACGATAAGATAAAGCAGGGTTTGTGCCAAAAGTACCAGCAGTAACAGTATTAATTGCAGCAGTTTGATCTGCTGTGTTTAAAGAAAAAATTTGCCCAGAAGTAATTTTATCTGAACCAATATAACCACCATCTTTAAATCTTTTATTATCGTTTAAAGGGTTACCATCTAATTCAATTGATCTTCCATCTATAAATTCTACTTCACCCACAGAAAGGGCATAAATAACAAATAAATCTTTTGATTCATTTTCTGCTGTGTCCATAAATACTATCTGCGCACCAACTCGCCTTGAACCATAAACTACTGGTATCTTCCCACCAGCAGAAGTTTTATTAGCTAGTATTTCCGAGCCTTGACTTTGTAAACTGTTGGCTAAGTCTTTAGCCATTTTGTATGCCTTAACACCAGTAACTACAGTGTATGTGGCAACAACTACTGTAATTACACCAGCAGCCAATTTACTTAGACCTAAAGAAACCAAAGCTTGAAACATTACTTACTACCCCATCTAACATCATCTTTAACTTGAGTAGAATATTCCAAACCCTTGTCACCTGAACTAAAATCTTGTTGTGAGCTATCAGAAAAATGTCTGCCTTTTGTTAAGTTCCAATTCGCCCAGTGACTAGCAACAGTAATACTAATATTACTTGAATCTACAGTTTCATTACTAGCTACACCTCTTATTTGTCCACTAAAGTAGGTTATAGCTCCAACTAAATCTTCATCTGCATTAAAATACGCAATATAAATGTTTGCTATTTTATCGGTAAAAGCACCTGATTCCACTAATGCTCTTAATTCATCAGTTATATTAGAAAAACCTACATTTATTTCATCAACCTGTAATTTGCCTGATTCGGTAGTAGCATCAACTTGCACAAAAGAACCACCTGCTTGATAGGTATTTGAATCAAAAACAACATTACGACCATAATTAGTAACTCTAACAACAGTAGATAATTGCAATTCAACTAAGAAAGCGATCTTAGTTGCATCTGCTGATACTTGCGTTTGTAGTGCTGAAGATAAGGTTCTTGGCATTAGGTGATAACCTCTCTAACATCAAATGAAATACTAAATAAACCACTGATATCGGTACTATAGATAACTTCATTGCTTTCAAGATACACAGTAAAACTTGGTTTATTGACAGTAACAGCTTCATTATCAGCTAGAGTAGCTACCAAATTTGGTGATATAGATACAGTTGTTTGCCCACTGCCATTTGAATTTACATCTGCTTGTACCATATAAACCTTAGTATGATTAGCAAACTTAATAAGATCACCAGCTTTTAAAACGCCATTAGTTGAATTTGCAAAGCCATCTATAACAATGGTTGCATCAGATAAGGCGTGTGTGCCAACAACCTGTATATCTGTTTCTGCTTTACCTACACCAAGATTATCTAATGGATGCGTGATAGTAAAGTTTTCAAAACTACCTTTCTGTTTTTGTAAAAAAGCAAAGATTGCTTGTGAATCTTCTTGTTGTAATGGTGGCATTGATACACCAAAAGAAAAATATTGCCCACCAATTTGTCTGACTTGTTTTTTACCAGATATAGTTTGATTTAATAAAGTGGGTCTATTGTCTTTAAAATTTAAAGTTCTAAAATTTGGACTTGTTGGAAATGCACCACTCATTAGACTACACCCATCTTGCCTTGATTATTCATAGCATTATTTATTATTTGTGTAATTGTACCTTTTCTTGAAACTAATAATTGATCAAAACCACTAGCATCAACTGTATTAATATTAAAGTTTACTGTTGTGCCACCAGCACCTTGTCCTTTAGTGTGATCTATAATAGTTTCGTTAGGATGTACCATAGCCATAAAGCCACCCTTACCATCTAAGCCACCTGTTCTTGAACCAGAACCTGTAAAACCACCACCTTCATAATTTTCACCAGCTTTAGTAAATATTTGACCCATAACAGTATTTTTGCCAACTGCACCAGCAGCGAATCCCATTAACTCTTTGATAATAAATACTTTAATCATTTCATTAATAACAGAAGCTAAAATTCTTTTTGTCATTTTTTCAAAATCTAAAAATCCCTTTTTTGTAAAATCAAAAAATTCTTCAAAGCTACCATTTAAAGTTCGTGAAACATTACCCATTGCTTTTAAATGTGTTTCAGTCAATTCAAAACCATCATTTAATTCTTTATTTTTTTTAATTTCTAATTCTTTTGCTAATATTTGTTCTTTTATTAAAGCTATAGATTCTTTTAAAAATTCAACATTATCTTTATAAATATTTGTGTCAAATAATTGTCCAGAAATAAGTCCACCAATAAAAGAATCTTGTTTTTTTGTAGCTGTTTCTAATCTTTTTTCTAACTCTTGCAAATCTTCATTTAACACACTTAATGCGTTTTTTTCTACAACACCTTCAACCCCTAGAAGTTCCATTAAATTTAAAACATCTGCACCAATTTGTATAAATAGACTTTGAATAGGTGTTAATATTTGTCTTTTAAGAATATTCATAGTGTCATTAAATCTTTCAGCATCAGCTATGCTTTCTGCTGAAAATATACCAGTAGCAGCTTCTGCTAATTCTTGCATTGATGCAGTGCCATCTTTAATAAGATTAGCCATATCAATACCAACTTTTGCACCAAAAGTTCCTGCCAATAAAGCTGATTTTCTTGACTCACTACCTACTTTTTCTAAAGCAGTAAAAAATTCTATAAATATTTTTTCTGTTTTTTTGGTATTACCACCAGCATCAAAAATTGATATGCCCAAGTCATCAAATGCTTCTTTGGCTAAACCTTTGTTTTGTGTTGCTTCACCAATACCTTTAGAAAAGAATTTTAAGGCTTTGTTAAACTTTTCTGTTTCTATTCCAGCTTGTTGGGCAGCAAATTGATATTTTTGTAAAAATTCAACACCAACGCCAACAGCTACAGCAGTTTTACCTAGACTATCGGCAATTTGCATTGCTTCATTACCAAACTGCACTAATTGACGAACAGCAAACGCACCAGCAAATGCACCAGCTAATTTTTTCATAGCTGATTGAGTAGAATTAATGTTTTTATTTACTTTACCAAACGCTTTGCCAGTTTGATCTTGTCCTTTAATTCTTAATTTATAATCAGTTCCTGCCATTATCCATCTGCCTATTTTTTTCTCTTAGATACGCAATCCATCCAGTAAATTCAGATAAAGACATTTTTTCTTCTAACTCTGCAACTGTTACTCCTAACAATTCTGCTAAATAGTATCTTGCAAATAAGTCTTTATCTTGTATTACTTTTTTAGTTGTTCCTCTACTGTAGGTGCTGACATGATTTCAGTAGCCACTCTGGCTAACACATCTTTGTCTACACCATTCATTAAAGTATGCTTATCACTTATATCAAATACTTTATCACCTTCAGCATCTAGTGCTTTGTGAATTAAGCAATAAGCCATTAACGCCACATCATCGTCTTTTGCATATTTTTGCAACTTAGACATTTCTGCCAATGTTAATGGTTTACTGTAAATTTTAAGTATTTCACCATCTACACTCCATTCTGGTATTTCAATTTCTTTTATTTCTAAAGCATTGAAATGTGCTTTTGCCTTCTCTATTAACTTCATAATTAAGCTGTTGAAGTAGTTAAGCCACCTGAACCTTGTAAAGTTACACTCGCTTCTACTAAACCATCAAATGATGCACTTCTAGTAAAACCTGTAACAATTGCAGAACCATTATAATAAATGTCACCTGTTGAAGCACCTTCAGGATAAACCTCAAGTGTTACAGTAGAACCTATTGATAATGCAGTTTGTGCAGTGTCAGTTTCATCAAAAAATACATCTA